CGTCATCCGGCCATGGTGATCCATGCCGGGAATCTTATCCATGCGATGAAAAAATGAAAAATAAAACAATAGAAAATATCAAAATTGGCGCCTTATTTCCATACGAGCGCAACAGCCGGACCCATAGCGAGGCCCAGGTGGAGCAGATCATCGCCTCCATTCGCGCATTCGGCTTCACCAACCCGGTGCTGATCGACGCCGACAACCGCATCGTCACCAGATGGGAGCAGTTCACCGACCGCAAGGCGGAGCTGGCGGATAATGGCTGAGAAGCTATCGCAACAGGCTGTTGATGCTCTGTCGCCTGCGCAAAAGGCAGAGTATGCAATCCACCACAACGCTGTGGTGTTTACCATGCGGGCATACAATGCCGACCCAACCGCCGCCGCGAAACGTAACTGGGACTCAGCCCGCGAGGCCCTGGATGATTTTGTCGAAAAAACAAACAATCCATCCGTAGCTGGTTCACCGCCCGCCCAATTCGCCACCCAGCAGGAGGTGTTGGCCTACCTCAAGGCGGGTGGCTACAAGATCGAGAAGTCCGCCCTCTCCAACCATGTGCGGACGCGGATGCTGATTAAAAAATCAGGGGCCTTTAACCGCAAGGACGTGGACAGCTACGCTACGCTCCATTTGCAATCCGGGGCCACAGGCCAGACACAGGCGGACAAAAAGACGGCGGAGCTACAGGAGCGCAAACTCAAGGCGGAGTGCCTGCGCACAGAGGAGCAGGCACTCAAGGCGAAGATTGAACGGGAGGCCATCGAGGGCAAGCTCATTGCCCGTGATGATGTGGAGCTGGAGCTGGCAGGACGGGCCGTGGCCCTGGAGGCTGGCTACGACCACATGGTGTACACCAAGGCGGCTGAGTGGATTGAGATATGCGGCGGCGACCAGGCAAGGGCGGATCGACTCATCAACGCCCTGCTTGAGGCGAAGAATGAGTGGCTTAACCAGTATGCCTCCACGGCTGATTTCGTGGTGGTGTTAAAGGAGGGTTGATGACATGGAGACACAAATGGAAGGATACACGCTGTACGTTGATGGAAAGCCCATGGCGCATTTCACCCGGAGGCCTCCACGCAGACTTATAGCACTCTCCAGGTTAAAGGGGATTGAAATTCACCCCCCCCCTGAAAATGTAGAAACAAATATTGAGCCCGATAAAAACCATTAGACCGCGAACCGAGGAAATGACATGCGAATTGAATCAGGCCACCAGATGATGAATGACGTAGCGGAAGTTGCAGGCGACTCCGTGCGCTTTGTCTGCGAGGACGGGCGAACCATGTTTGAGGTGCGCGCAGGGAAGGACGGCAAAAGCCTGGAGGTGCGCGGCGTGGATTCCGCCAAGGTCAACGGGGTTTTGTACGGGACTGCGCTGTGCGTAATCCCTCACGTTACCAACAGCATCACGGTTGCGGCGCTCCCATACGATGCGGTCTAACGCTTGAGCTGAGGGACGGCGGCCACTGAACTTGGCTTGGAAAACGCGGCTCCCCGCCGTCCCTCTCTAGCGTTTTGTTATGGATCGGCCCCAACTTGCAAAAAAAACTCAATGGGTGCATTATTTTCTCGTGCATTAACTCAATGAGTGCTATAGTGGTCTTAAAGGGGAGCAATAAAGCGACCCATAAAACAGGAGAGAGACCATGAAAACCACAATCACCATCAGCAACGACATCCACCGCAACGAGACCACCGTAGTAGCCGAGACGTGGGAAACCACCCTGGGCGAGATGATGGCCGAGGTTGGCGAAAAAGAGTTGGCAAAAGCCTGCCGCGAACTGTGCGGCATGAAAGATTGTACCTGCGGCGGCTACCGGGGCTTGGGAGTTGATGCCGAGGGCAAAGAATACAAGATCATTGTGGCCGGATGAAAACGGCGCAAGACCTAAGACGAGCCCGCGAGGCGGCGGGCTTGTCCATCATGGATTGTTGCCGCCTGACCGGAACCCCGCGCACCACCTGGCAAAACTGGGAAACAGAAGCGGGAAAAGGGAACTCTCGAAGACCGCCGCCCATCGCCTTTGCCTGGCTGGATTTGTATGGGAGAAGCGTGGCTCTTGGAGAACCATAACGCTAAGGCTCACTGGTGCCGCGCTGTTTGCGGCATCCATGTGCAGCCGCTTGTTAAGCAAGCGAACCACGGAACTGAATGAAACCGAAAATTCTTGACCTATTTTGTTGCGGCGGTGGGGCTGGGATGGGCTACCACTTGGCCGGGTTTGATGTGGTTGGAATAGACATCAACCAGCAGCCCCGCTACCCGTTTGAGTTCCGCCAGGCCGATGCACTGGATTACTTGCGGGAACATGGGCAAGAGTTCGACGCGGTACATGCAAGCCCGCCCTGCCAGGCATACAGCAACTTGACCCCGGACACGCACAAGGGCAACCACGAAAAGCTGATACCGGCCTTGCGCGAAGAGTTGAGACGATGTGGCAAGCCGTACATCATCGAGAACGTGGCAGGCGCAAGGCGGGAACTTGCAAACCCGGTGATGTTATGCGGTTCCATGTTCGGCCTGAGAACGCAACGGCACAGGTTTTTTGAGACCTCTTTCGCTGTGCTGCCGCCGTGCGGGTGTGACCACTCTGAGTTGCCATTGCTGGTGACGACCGCAAGCAAGGCCAGCCGTGAACTACGGTTTAAGCTGGGGATGAAGCCGAAGACTGTCGACAATGCCCCGCTTGCCTACGGAATTGATTGGCTCAGTTTTGCCGAATTGAAAGAGGCCATACCACCGGCCTACACCGAGTACTTAGGATTGCAGCTTCGGGCGGCACTGATGCTTTCCCGAGCTGCTTAACCACCGTTATCCTGCACCCCAGGCGGTCTAATCCACCATCCGCCTGGGAACAAACCAACCCACAAACCTTAACCGGGAGGGCAAAACCATGAATCAACCAGCACAGCAAAGACCGCCGCAATCCTCGCCCGACAATCAACCCCGGCTCAAGGACCAGGTACACGCAGTCTGCCGTCGGCGGCATCTCTCCCTGCGCACCGAAAAATCCTACTGGCACTGGATCGTCGCTTTCTGCCACCACTACCAGGATAAGGTCCACCCCCGCGACATTGGCAACCAGGAGGTCACAGACTACCTCACCCACCTGGCCGTCAAGCGCGGGGTGGCTGCGGCCACCCAGAATCAGGCCTTCAACGCCCTACTGTTCCTCTACCGCGATGTGCTAGATAAACCTCTCGGCAACATCGACGCCATGCGGGCCAAGCGCACCAGGCGTCTGCCGGTGGTGCTTTCGCGGGATGAGGTAAAGCGGCTCCTCGGCAAGATGACCGGCCAGCATTGGCTGATCGCCTCGCTCCTGTACGGCTCTGGCCTACGGCTCATGGAGGCCATGCGCTTGCGGGTGCAAGATGTGGATTTTGACCGGCGGCAGATCGTTGTTCGCATGGGGAAAGGAAACAAGGACCGGGTAGTCCCGCTGCCTGGCGCCATTGCCGGGGAGTTGCAGCGCCATCTCGCTGCGGTGGAGCGGTTGCACCAGCAGGACCGGACCGATAAGATTCCCTGCTCCATGGAGCCGTCCTTGGCCCGCAAGTTTCAGCTTGCACCCTTCACCTGGGGTTGGTTTTACGTTTTTCCTGCCCGGCAACGGGCAATCGACCAGATCTCCGGCAAGCTCAAGCGTCATCACCTGCACGAGTCCGCAATACAAAAGGCAGTCCATGAGGCGGCGAGGGCTGCCAAGCTGACCAAGCGCTGCGGTTGCCACACCCTGCGCCACTCATTTGCCACCCACCTGCTGGAGGCTGGCCGGGATATCCGTACCATTCAGGAAATGCTGGGGCATAAGGATCTGAACACCACCATGGTCTACACCCATGTGATGAGCAAAGAGGCCATTATCAGCCCAATGGATATGCTCGACAAATGATCACCCCCCACCACATCACCACCACGGCCCCGGCCTGGCTGCCCCCCGCGCTGCGCGACCGGATCGGAGACCGCCCTCTCCGCTTCCGGTTTTCCCATGCCGAGCGCAAGGTGTTCCGCAAGCGNAANGTCATGCGGGTNTCGGAGTGGTGTGANCGNCANNGGGTGGTTACCATGTCCGCCCTGCCAGGGCCGTGGAAAAATGAGGTTGCCCCGTATCTGGCCGGGATNATGGACGCTTCTTTTTTCCCCTCGGTGCGNGAAATNTCCCTGTGCAAGTCNCCGCAAACAGGAGGNTCNGANGCGATCAACAACTGCATTGCCTACGCCGCCGACCGCGCTCCCGGCCCCACCCTCTATGTGTATCCGGACGAACTCACCGCCCGGGAGAACTGCCAGGATCGCATAACCCCCATGTTCACCAGCTCGCCGCGCCTGCGGGATCTGATGAGCGGACGCGATGACGATTCAGGGGCACTCAAACTCAAGCTGGTATCCATGCCGATCTATATGGCCTGGTCGCGCTCCGTTTCCCGGCTGGCCAATAAGCCGTGCCGCTATGTGGTGTTTGATGAAACCGACAAGTACCAGATCAGCAACCAGGCGGAAACAGACCCCATACGGCTCGGGGAGGCTCGGGTCACCACCTTCCGTTGGTCAAGCAAAACGTGGAAGATATCCAGCCCCACCACGGAGAGCGGCTACATCTGGCAGGCCATGCTGGCTGCCCAGGTGATCTTCGAGTCTGTGGCCGTTTGCCCTACCTGCCAAGGCCATCAGGTGATGCGCTTCGGCGGGCCGGATGAGCCGGGCGGTATCAAGTGGCCGGATGATCAGCGTGATCCGGATGTGATCGAGCTGCGGGAGTTGGCGTGGTACGAATGCGAGCACTGCCAATCCCACTGGAGCGATTACCAGCGAGACAAGGCGGTGCGCTCAGGGTATTGGCGGGCAAAGGGCGATGGGCGCGAGCTGTTCGCCTATCTTGAGGCCAAGCGCCCACGCAAGATCGCCTTTCATCTGCCATCCTGGCTATCCACCTTTGTCTCGCTCTCCAAGGTTGCCGCCGCCTTCCTGCGCTGCAAGCCGGATGGCAAGCATCTGGACCTCAACGCCCACAAGAATTTCTGCAACACCTTCCTGGCCGAGCCGTGGTTCAATCTCCGCCAGGACCGCAAGGAGGATACCATCCTCGCCCTCCGCGATGATCGTCCCGAGGGCATAGTGCCAAGCGGCGGGGTGGTTGCTTGCCTGCTGGCGGCGGTGGACACGCAGGACACCGGCTTCTGGTATGAGATTCGGGCCTTCGGTTTCGGGCAGACCCATACCACTTGGGGGGTGCGATCCGGGTTTGTCAATTCAGTCCAGGCGCTTGAGGCGGTGCTGTTCGAGCAGCAATACCAGGATACGGAAGGGACAATACTCCATGTCCAGACGGCAGTGATCGACGCCATGGGCCACCGCACCGCCGAGGTCTACGACCTGTGCCACAAGTATATCGGTAGGCTTATCCCGCTCAAGGGCGAGCAACGCATGGCCACCCCGCATTCTTGGAGTCAAATCGATCATTACCCCGGCACAAAAAAACCAATCCCTGGCGGACTCAAGCTGCTGCGGGTGCATACCTCGTTTTTCAAGGACGTGCTGGCAGCCAAGCTGGAGGTTTCCCCAGCGGACCCAGGTGCCTGGCTGCTGTACTCTGGATACACCGAGGCCTGGGCCGGGCATCTGTGCGTGGAGTTCATCAATGATGCCGGGGCATGGGAATGCCCATCCGGCAAAGCAAACCACCTATTCGACTGCGGCACCTACCTGCTGGCCCTGGCCGATGTTCTGGGGGTAAAGTTTTGGCCCAGCCCGGAAAATTCCCAGGCCAGACCAAGAGCAGCGGCGCAGGAACAGGCAAACCCATACACCGGGGGCCGGAATATCTTCGGCTCGCACCCATGAGAGGTCGGACATGAATCAAGCTCCAGCAATATCCCTGGTGGTGCAGGCAAAACGCAAGGCAGAAAACGGGGTGGACTACTCCCCTCGCCACGGCGCCCGGTGCCCATGGTGCGCCAGAAAAACAGCCACCTATTGCACCCGACCCTGGGAAGGACCAGCCCGCATCCGTTTCCACCGCTGCACCAACGCCGCCTGTGTGCTGGCCAGCATGGGGGTGAGCATCAAGAGTTTGGAGGAGGACCTACGGGGAAATGGTTGACGGTTGCACCAATTGTATTGGTTGAGATATAATCAGTTTTTAATAAACCAAAAACGAGGTGGGGCAGATGACAAATACAATCACTGAAGAGAAAAAACCCCCATGCGGGTTGCAGCTGCTTGACCAGGAGCATTCTCACTATAAGGCGGACATTGCCAACGAGGTTGTTCGTGGTGGTTTCTATTTTGACGCGCAACAGGTAGCAGCCAGTTGGGGTATTTGCCCGTTCACAGGAGAACAGCAACCGAAGCCATCGGTGTTATTTTAATGACGGAGATAAAAGCAATGAACAGGATAGATCGGAATGGGGTAGCATTTTTTAAGTACGCTACTGTCCGCCACGAACAGCTTGGCCTTGGATTTGTAGTGGACCCAAATCATGATCTCGGCATCAAGGTGATGTTCATGTTTGTTGCACCCATGGTGATCGTAGACCCGAACCTCATTGAGGCATGCCTGGTGCCACCGCAGGTGCAACAAAAAATGCACGAAATGGCATCGGGAATTACTCCAACTCAATATGTGGTACCGGACACCATCCCTCACCTTTCCTTTTCTCACAAGCTCTCATGCCTTGAAAAATTGGACAAGCCAACATGAAAAAACAAATGATAGAGGCAATCATGGCGCGATTGAGGCCGTTTGTTGGGGTTCGCATCTGCGCTGAAACCCACGACAAGATAGTGAATGCCCTCACGGATGACCAAGGGATAAAGGAAGAGAATATAATTTATTATTTCGCGGGATTGTAATTCCGCCGGAAGCTGTTGAATATACCGACAACAATGACATTCGGTATTTTCTTGAGGACGAAGAGCTGGTGGTTGTGTGTCCTCCCGCGCCCACCCATATCGAGTTTAAAAGCGACTTACATAGTTAAACGAAAGCAAACATCGTGCCACAATAGAAAAAACAACCCATAGTGTGTACTACTGATAGTAGCGTACTACCAGTAGTACACACACACTTTTTTTTCTTCCACTTCCCTGATACCGTGGTTCTCAAACACGAGGACCACGCATGGCCACTACCCCCGAAATCCAGGAACGTCTTGCGCTGTATAAGGCCGCCGAAACAGCGATCTTGTCCGGAGGGCAGGAGTACCGCCTTGATAACCGCAGCCTGACCCGCGCCGACCTCGGCGCTATTCAGATGCAGATCCGCGACCTGGAGCACCAGTTAGCCATCGCCACCAATGGCGGATCATTCGGCCATTCCCAGGCCATCTTCGGCGGGCGCAGATGCTGACCGCCTCCCATCAAAACACCGCCGCCCTCGGCTCCAGGGCCTATGACGCGCTCACCGCCGTCATGGCTGGAGCCATTGGCGTTTTTTCTCCGCAACGCGCCTGCTTCTACCGCTATGGCCGGGAGGTTTTACGCTCCTACGCGGCAGGCGAACTCTCCGGCACGAGTCAAAACTGGAGCCCACGCGGCAAGTCGGCTGATGCCGAGATCAAGCGCGGCGGAAAACTGATCACCGCCCGCGCCCGCGATCTGGTGCAGAACAACTCCTACGTTTCCGGCGCCATCGACAAGATCTGCAACAACGTGGTGCGGCGTGGCATCAAACCCCAGGCCCGCCTTCGCCTGCCGGACGGCTCCCCCAACAAGAAAGTAAACAAGGCGTTGGAGCGGCTCTGGGCAAGATGGTCCAGATATGCCGACCTGGCCCAGCAAAACTCCTTTGCCGCCATCCAACGCTTGGTGTTGCGCCATGTCTGGATCGACGGCGAGGTGCTCATCCACCGGGTTTGGGATACCTCCCTGCGCGGCATCGTACCGCTGCGTTTGGAGGTGATCGAATGCGACCTGCTCGACACCACGGTGGACGGCAATCTGGCCAACGGCAACATCGGGCGACGGGGCGTTGAGCTGGACCCTGCCACCGGCAGGCCCGTGGCCTACCATATCCTTCCGCAGCACCCTGGCGATTATCTGTTTGGCAAATCTTTCGGTGCGTCCACCCGCATCTCGGCCACCGAAATTATCCACATCTTTATCAGCCGTCGCGCCTCGCAGTCTCGCGGGGTTACCTGGCTGGCCGCAATCCTGATCGAGTCCCACGACCTGGGCGAGTACAAGTCGTATGAGATGATCGGGGCCAAGTTGCTCTCGGCTTTCGGATTTTTTGTCAAGTCAACCATTCCTGACGGCGGCATGGGAGCCGGGTTCGGCATCCCCTCCACCCAGCTTGGCCCTGGCGGAAAGCCGCTTACCGATTCCCCGCTTCCGGACTACATCCAGCCGGGCCGCATTCAGCGGCTGCCCTACGGCACCGAAGTCACCGCCGCTGGCAACAACCGGCCCGGCCCTCAGTACGAGGCCTTTGTCCGTGACTCCATCCGGGGCATGTCCACCGGCACCGGCATGAGCTACGAGTCTTTCTCCAACGACTACAACGCCGCCTCATACTCCTCCGCCCGCTCCGCCTCCCTGGAAGAGCGCTTGGCCTATCAGGGCCAGCAAGCATTCCTTGACGAAAAACTCAACGACCGCGTCTGGGCCTGGTTTCTGGAGGGGGCCTGGCTGGCCGGGTTGCTCCCCGAGATCCGCGACTATGCCGTTGATCCCCTGCCATACCACGAGGCTGTCGCCTGGCAAGACCCAGGCTGGACATGGGTTGATCCTCTCAAGGACTCCAAGGCCGCCGACACCGGCCTGGCAAACGCCACCACCACCAGGAATAAGATTTCATCCCAATGCGGCGAGGATTGGGAGGATGACATCATCGAGCCGCTAATCCGCGAAGAGGAGCAACTGACCAAGCTCTACGAGCTGCGGGCCAAAAACCAGAAACTGCAAAAGGAGGAGACCGCCAATGCTGCTGTCGCCTGAGCAAAAAGAAAAGATTCGCAAGGAGCTGGAGCACTCCGGTTTGGCGTTTGGGCTTTCCGTCCGCGCCTCCGGCATGCGGCTGGCCCCTGAGTCGTTCGACTCCGAGGCATCAAGCTGCAGGTTTGTGGCCTCCACCGAGCAGGCCGCCACGGTCTGGGATTGGGAGCGGTGGGATTTCGTCCGCGAAGTGCTGCTTGTCGATGGCTTGGCGCTGCCCGAGTCCGGCAGCGTTCGGCTGCTGGATACCCACAGCCGCTACAGCGTCAAGGATGTACTCGGCTCCGCCGCCGATTTCCAGCCTTGCAGGGTTGGGGATATCGACGGCACCGATTGCGCCGTCACCTTCTCCAGCGCTCCGGAGGGGCGTGACGCGGCAACCAAGGTGCGGGAGGGTCATATCACCGACGTTTCCGTTGGGTATCTGGTCACCGAATCCTATTGGGTGCCGGAAGGAGAAAAGCAAAAGATCAACGGTAAGGAATATGAGGGTCCGGTGAAGGTCTCCACGCGGTGGGAACTGCGGGAGCTGTCGCTGGTGCCCATTGGCGCTGACAACCTGGCAAAGGTACGGACCCTGGTAAGCGGCCCTGCCGCTGGTCCTGTTCGGCAAAGCAATCACGAAGGAGACAAGGCAATGAACAAATGTCCGGAATGTGGAAAGCAGTTTGAAGGCGCTCTCTGCGCCTGCGGCCATCGTGCCGTTCAGGAAGTAAAACCCGCGCCCTCGGCTACTACCTCATCCCAGATGAGCGATGTTGATGTGCGGGCGCAAGTGGACGCCGGTATCGCGGCGGAGCGGGAGCGGGTAACCGGGATCAACGACGCTTGCGCCGTTGCCGGGCTTGGCCCCGATCTGGCCCGCGCCCTGGTGGAGTCCGGCGTATCCATCGACCAGGCCCGCAGCCGTATTTTCGAGGAGCTGAAAACCAAGAGCGCCGCCCTGGGCGCTGGTGGCCGGGTAGAGGTTGGCGCGGAGGATGGCGAAAAGTTCCGCGCCGCCGCCGTGGATGGCCTGCTCGTTCGCGGCGGCTTGCGGATTGAAAAACCAGCCGCAGGCCACAACGAGTTTCGCGGCATCGCCCTGGTGGACATCGCCCGTCAGTGCCTGGAGCGGGCCGGGGTAAATACCCGTGGCATGGACAAGCGCGACCTTGCGGCCCGCGCTCTTTCCCCTGCCAGCGGCAGCGACTTCCCCGCCCTGATGAGTGCGGTGGCAGGCAGGCATCTGCTTGCCGCTTACAGCGAGGCGGTTCCAACCTGGCGGCCCTTTGTCGCCATTGCCTCGGCCACCGATTTCAAAGACATTCACGGCATCAAGCTTTCCGAATCTCCCGACCTTGAGGATCTGGACGAAAACGGCGAGTACAAGACCGCCAAGTTCTCCGACAAGCAGGAGTCCTACCGGGTGGTCACCAAGGGCAAGCGGGTGCAGTTGACCCGCGTCATGCTCATCAACGACGACCTCCGGGCCTTCACCCGCATCCCCATGCTGTTCGGCGCTGCTGCCCGCCGCATGGAGTCCGACGCGGTTTACGGCCTCATCACCGCCAACCCGGTGATGAGCGACGGCAAGACCCTGTTCCATGCCGACCATAACAACCTTGAGGGCGTCACCGCCAACAAGGCCCCAGTCAGCGCCGCCACCCTTTCGGCTGGCCGCACCATGATGCGCAAGCAGAAGGGCATGAACGGCGCGACCCTGGATATCACCCCCGCATTCCTCCTTGCCCCACTGGAGCAGGAAACCGATGCCGATATCCTCCTGCGCTCCGCAGCCCTGCCGACAGCCAGCATGTCTTCCGGCGTGTTCAACCCCTGGGCTGGCAAGCTCACCCCCATCACCGACGCTCGCCTTTCCCTGGTCAGCACCAAGGCATGGTATCTGGTGGGCCATCCCAACCAGGCCCCGGTCATCGAGGTCGCCTACCTCATGGGCGATGAGCAGCCGTACATCGACGAAGAGGTCAACTTCAACTCCGACTCCCTGGTGGTGAAGGTCCGCCACGATTTCGGGGCCGGGATCGTCGATCATGTCGGGATTTACCGGAACCCCGGCGAGTAATGCGTACTGAACGCGCCGGGGATAACCCGGCGCGATAACCAAAGCGAAACAAGGAGAACATCATGGCTCAGAATCATATTCAGGAAGGTGCGGCAATGCCGTACACCAACGCCACCGCCGCCGACATCGCCTCCGGGGATGTCGTGCTGGTGGGCAACAAGGTTTGCGTGGCCCTCGGCGATATCGCCATCGGCGCTTCTGCCTCCCTGGCTTGCACCGAGGTGTGGGAGCTGCCCAAGGTTGCCGCCACCGTCATCGGCCAAGGCGCCACCGTTTATTGGGACGCCACCGCCAAGGTGATCACCAACGTGGCCACCGCCAACACCCTGGCCGGTTTTGCCTTTGTAGCCGCCGCCAGCGCCGACGCAACCATCCAGGTCAAACTGGCCGCATAAAAAAGGAGCCGAGCCATGCCGACCACTGCCATTCGTATGACTGACAACAGTTTTGACAGCAGGGGCATGCGCCTTGGTTTCGGCTCGCTCCACCGGGTGCCGGATGATATCTCCGCCAAGGATGCGGAGATACTCATCCGGGCAGGTAAGGCCAGACCCTCTGGCGCAGCGGCACCGGTTGCCTCTGAACTGACCGTGTCCCAGATCAGGGAAAAGCTTGACGCGCTTAAGGTTGCCCATAAGCCGACGGATAAAAAAGGCCACTTGTTGCAGTTGTTGCAGCAGGCCACCGCAGGGGGGGAATAAACGATGCCGGAATGGGCGGTGCAGTGGCTGTTTGGGGGCCTTGTCTCTATCATCTTGTGGTTCGTGGTGCGGACCTTGCGCCAGGTGGATCGTAGCCAGGCGGAGCTTTTCACCAGACTGAACACGGTGGAAAAAGATTTCTACCGGTTCCAAGGTGAATGCACCGTGCGGCATAATCGGCGGACTGGAGACCCGGGCTGATGACCATCCCCACGCTGGAGATAGAGGTCCAGACCCTGGTCGATTTCGGGGTTGAGGTGACGGTGACCCCGGCAACTGGCGAACCGTACCCCCTGACCATGCTCNATGACGAGCACGAGGAAGACTCGGGGCTGGGCCATATCCGGGGAAACCTCACCCAGCCGGTGTTCCGGTGCCTGCCAGCGGACGGCGCAGCCATTGTGCAAGGCACCCTCCTGACCTTGGGAGGGGTTGATTACAAGGTTTTCGATGTCATACCCCGGCATCAAGCCCTCACCGAGATCAGGGCGGTTGAGCAATGAGCCAGCCGATTGTTTCCATCACCATCAACCATGGGCTGGACGGCTTGATCCGGGAGTTGGGCGCATCCAAGGGGCAGATGGAAAAAGCCGCCCGCTCCGCCACCAGAAAGTTGCAGGCCTGGATCAACACCCAGCTCATGCGGGAGATGGCGCGGGAGACGAACATCAAACAAAAAGCGCTGCGCCCCAGGTTCAAGAAGGCCATGGTCAGCACCGCTCAGGGGGTTTACGCCTCCATTTGGATTGGGGTCAACCCCTTCGAGGCGCAGCTTGCAGGCAAGCCAAGGAAGATCGGGAAAAAGGGCGTCAAGGTCCGCTCCTGGATG